CTAAGAGCATCAATTTTAGTATTAGCCAGATGGGTTTTAAATTCAGTAAAGGTTGCTTCTTGCTCTTTATATGAATTTAATTTTCGTTCAATAGTTTCTTTTTCAGAAATGGCTAATACCAATTCTTTCTCATATTTTTTCTTGTTGGCTTTGAGAGATTCTATCATGTCAGTTTCGGAAGAGTTTTCGATGTCACGAATAGATTCTTCGTATGACTGAATAGCTCCATTAGCATTGTTAATATTCAACTCGGCCTGCTTTGCTTCGTATTCTTGCTTTCTAATAGCTTCATCTAATATTGCATAAGAATCATCAAATAAATTAGTACGCGCATCATCAATGGATTTCTGAAGGGTATTCATTTGATGCTGGAGAGTTTGCATTTTATTGGTTAAATAAGACGTATTACGTGATAATTCATCCAATGCTGTACAAGTCTCGGTAATCTTATTCGACCATTCTATTTTACTACGATTCAATTCATCCTGTTCTTTACGAGCTTCGCGTCCTTTTGTTGTAATATCTGAAATGCGTTTTTCATTAGCCTCAATATTTTGGAGAATGTCTTGTGTCTCTCCATTTCGGTCTTGCAATCTTAGTTTAACCTCGTTTATATCTACATCATTAGCCAATGTGAATTCATGTTGGCATTTAGGACAAACGATAACTCCGGCAAGTTGTTTTTGGAGGCTGGCTATATCTGCTTCCAACTTAGTCCTTTGTGATCTAAGATTACTATTCTCGGCATCCAACTTTTTAATAGAATCCAATAATTCATTTATTTGATTCTCAATTTTGGTGGATTTCTTTTTGAAGTTTTCTTGAAACTTCTCATGTTGTTTTAACAGCTTCTCATAAGAGGATTTGGCTGTTGCAATCTTTTTCTCATGCTGAATCAGCTGTTGTTGTACATTGGAATATTCTGTTGTAACAACCTCCAATTCTTTCTGATTTTTAATTGATATAGCTGCAAAATCCTTAGGTAATGGCAAAGCGCATGAAGTAAAACGTTCTGAAATAATTTCAAAACATGCACCAGTATCCTTTTTACTGTTTTCCAGTTTTTGCAATACTTCATCTGTTTTATCATATTGTTCCAGTAACTCGTCACTTTTATTTATGAGAACATTTTGCTCACGGATATAAGCTCTTTTCCCAGCAATAGCTTCATTCCAGTTTGCTATACGTTCAGCTTTCTTTTGTGAACGCTCTGTTGATTCTGTAATAGCTGTGTTGATTTGCTCTTGTAATGTTTCAACACGTCCGGTATGATTCGCTACATTCAATTCTGCTTGTTTTAATGATTCTTGAATCGGTATCATATCCTCTTGTAATGCAGCGATAGATTCATCTACCATTACACCGTTACTGAAACGATTAATGATTTCTTTTTTCTCGCGATCAGAACTGGAGAGAAATGACGAATATTTGTGCTTAGAAAGAATGAAGTTTGAGAAAACATCATCTTTAGTCAGCCCCAGTGTTTCAAGTATAAATTTATTGTAATCTGCAACTCCGGCTTGTTCTATATGTTTTATGTTACAATCAGTTTCATCATCATATATAGAAACTTTGATTATCTGTGCTGTTTTACGGGAGATAACACGTTTAATAGATAAGTACTCTCCTGTAGTATTATTCTGGAACAAAAGGGAAACAGTCGCTTCATCTTCTGCATCATTGATTATCTCATCCATTTTTATTCTACGAAGAGTTTCTCCGGTTATCCCAATGGCGATTGCTTCTAACATAGCAGATTTTCCGGAACCATTTGAACCTTGCGAATCATTATCCATATTGTTGCCAAAAATCAGCGTTGTATGTTTTTGCAACAATGTATAATCCAATTGCTTAAAGGCGCATAGGTTTTTTGCGTAAACTTGTCTTAATGTCCACATACTAACTGATTTTATCGAGGTATTGCAACCCCATTTCTATATTTATGATTCCTTTGTTAGCACAAAAACTAGTATATTCTTGTTTAATACCAGATTTGTCGAATTTTTTATCTAAAGAGTGGGCTGTTGTTTCTGTAATTTCTACGTCTTCAGTAACAATTTCCACTTTTGAAGACCCCGCTTCCAGAAGTTTTTGTTTATCAATATTTGGAGCTTCTTGGCTTGTACAACTGATTCTTGTTTTAATCTTGTATCTTCCATCCGCTTTCATATCATCCAGCTTATCAATTAGTTTTGAATTGATTTGACTAGCTTTTATGTCCAAAACTTTGTAGCGAATATTAACTTGGTTCTTTATGAATTCATGGCTACCATCATCATATATAATGGTATAGCCCTTTTCTTCATCTTCGCCAAAATTATGTTGCCTGGAAGAACCTATGTATTCAATGTTGGTACCTTTGATAATACAACGATTGTGATAATGTCCTACAAGAACTGTATCAAAATCACTGAAAATGTTCGTGGGCAGTTCTTTTTCATTAGGCGTGCTAAGTGCCCCGTTTATTCCTTCGTGAATATATAGGATATTATGTACAGACGCGTTCAATTCCGCCCTTACCATTTTTTTCAGTCGTTCTACGAAACTTCCGTTTTCTGGAAAATAGCTCATTATATATAGTTCTACATCGTTGCTAATATTAATAATCGAATAGTCATCAACAACATAGACGTGGGGGTATTCACTAAACAAATGACTATACCCTAGAACTGATTCCTGGTCAACTTTACAATGATTTCCTTCGGCAACGGTAATGGTTATTCCGGCTTTAGTGGCTTTTATGATAGCTTGGCGAACAGCCATGAGTGTGCTAAGTGTTTGAGAAGAGCGTGATAACCACAAATCTCCACCAATTATCATATCTTCAATCCCATATTGATCGCATATATATAAAGCCTCGTCCCAGTTTTTTTGAAATTCTGGAATATTGTCTTTTGATACATGTATATCATTCAACAATAAGGCACTTGGTATTTTCTTGCTCATTGTGATTCAATTTAAATAGGGACATATTAATATTAGTTAGATACGTCCCTATAATGCTAATACAAAAATGAATTATCTTCTTCTACGTTCAGGACGTGCAGCTCTGCGTTCACGGACTGGGTTTGCAGCCGGTTCATTGGTGTCGTCATTATGTTCACCACGTCTACGAACAGTATGAGTAGGAGCGGGGGTTGGTTCTGGTTCCTCTTCCGGTTCTGGCTCTAAAGACGTGTCTTCCGGTTTGGTGTCGTTTTGTGTATTGTCATCTTCGTTGTTGCTGCCATCTTTAGCAACTTCCAACGCGTCTTCAATGTCATTCAGCAAATCTTCATTTGTTTTTCCACGAGTGACACGGACATTTAGCTCATTGGCATCAATATATTCGCGAATTGCATCACGTAAGTCTTGCCCTTCTTCGCTCTTATCACCAATACCGCGTTCATTTAGTTTTTCCCAGAGGTTCCACAATGAATCCAGTTCGTTGTCTGATGGTTCCTCATTATCACCGCTGTTACGTTCTTTTTTGTCAAAAGAGAAATGGGATTTATCATCAGGATGAAGCTCCATTTTAATCTTTTCAATAGCTTCTGTGATCTCTTTGCTGCTCATCACATCCATTTCCATTTTAGCATCGTATTGCTTCAAGAACTCAATGGTAGCCTCCATGTGGAAACGTGAGTAACGATAAATAGCTGCCGGGATACGCTGTGTTTCCAACAACGAACTGACTTCCTCTTCAGATAGAGGTTCGGCACCGGAAATTGTATCAATGTTGAATGTGTAAGTGGTTTTCTTGTTTTCCTCTTTACGAGTAATTTCTACCGGGAAAGCATCTTCCAAAGAAGAGATAGGGCACAAACATTTAGGATTTTTTTCCAGAAGCTTCTTCCATATAGCCAGTTTGCGATCCTCCAAATCTTTGTATTGCGAATAAGACAGGATAAGTAAATGAATACCTTCTTCACGGTTGTCCAAATCTAAAATATACATGGCACGTTGAGAGTTCCATTTTAGACCACCATCAAAGCCTGAACCTTTAATCTTTTTCATCAATTTTTCATCACTGCCATACTTATTTTCAGCAACTTGAAGATAAGTGTCAATTAGGTCTACAGATAATCCGGCATAGCTGGAATGACAGATATTTACAAAGAACTGTTTGTCTTTTTTTCCTGTTGGACGTGGGTTGTCCAGTTTCAACACCTGTGTTTTGACCGGATATTCGTACCCCTTACGTTCTAATTTGTAAGAACCGTCTGGTTGCTCGGCTGGTGCCAAGGGAAGGATACGCACAGTATAAGTTCCTGCGGAATCCATACGGAAATGTTTGGTACGTTGAAATGATTGGCTCTCATCGGTACTTTTTTTTACCGCCTCTTCATAAGTTTCTTGATTCTCCGCAAAGAGGGCATACGGATTTTTAATCATCTCTTCCATAAAATGAAAATTATTTGTTTAATTTAGAGAGGGGAAGATTCCACTGTTCGGTATAAGCTCCAGCCCAAAGTTCTTTTGCTTCTGGCATTTTGGTTTTATCTTTCAACATAACCTTAATACCCCATTCAGTGTTTACATGATGAATGATTCTCTCAATAACTTCATTCATCTCACTTGCTTTTTCATTTTTGAGGTTAAAGTATTCATACTTTTCACCTCCGGGAAGATCACAGACATGAATCGGAGCATAAATTTCCTCAAAATATCTGTATAGGGCATCTACTGGCGGGTGTGTAGGCAATTGTTCTGAAATTGTCTTCAGTACTACACCAAATAGATACTTCAATTGTGGTAGAGATTTGTTTTTGGTATCGTCCATAATAAGAATGGTGTAATCACCATCTTTCAAATTTCCAATAGCCAATTCGATCTCTTGTTTTGCTGCCTTATTGTCTTGCACAATAAGACGTGCTTGACCATGCAACATACTGTCATTTTTCAAAGAACACTGCAAAGATAATTGTATCAATTTAACTATCAAAATAAAACCAAAAATATTTTTTGAATAAAAATATATATTACTGTATTACAGATATATAATATATATTTAATTATTATATTGATTATTTGTAAAATAGGAAGTAAT